CCTGTGCCGTGTCCACCGTCTGCCGCAATATGCGCCTTGTTAGACTCGCGGATGTTTTCGAGTATCGGAGAAACGATCGAATCGTTTGTGAGCTCGTCGGTATCAACGCCCTCGAGTGCCTTCTTTAAGGCGAACTTTCGGTAGTCGTTACCCGTTTCCTGCTTCCAGTTGATTCTCGCGCCAATCTCGTCAATCGCTATCTGCCGGGATGACGTTGCCGAAGTTTCTTTCAGCTTTGCGACTTCGGCCTGCGATGCCTCTAGCCGCTCGTTGCCCTTGTCGATCTTGCGCTGCATCTGTTCCGTCTCGTTGCCCTTGCCCGCCTCGATAGCGTCATATTTCTCCTTGAGCTCTTCGAGTTCTACGGTCAATGCGTCTGTGGCTGTTTTCGCCTTGCCCTCTGCTTCCTTCCTCGCCTTGCTGGCCCTGGAATTCGCTTCGGTATCGGGGTCAAACCCATCTACAAGCGCCTTTTCTTCGTCTGATAGCTTCTCGTAACCATCCTTCTTAATCTTAGAAAGAACATCTTTGATACTCATTGCTTCCCTTTCCACCGCGCAAAGTGCGGAGTAATGCACCCCATAAAGTCGTTTCACCGTGGGGGTTCGGTGTATAATTGGCCTTGCATTGAAGAAATAGGCGGTAGAATCTTAACGCTCTTTGGGCCATTGAGATTTGTGGGTGATTATCTCAAAGCCCCGTGTAAGAAAAGAGTATGTGTTTTTCTTACACTATAACACAGTCGTTATTCGCCTATATCGTTGATGTATAGGCGTTTATGAGCACTAAAACACAGCTATCGGTTAGCACAATAACACAGTCGACGGAAAGGTGCTTGACGTATATACGGGGATGGTGTCTACTATAGATATGCAAAGGGAACCAACAACCAACTGGGAGAAGAAAATGGAACTACCTTTTAGGCTATACCGAGTGAACTTCATGGACTACGCGCAAGAGCAGTTCATTTCAGAGGTCGACGCAATTGAGTTTGCAAGGGGTTACGGTTGGGAAGTAAGGGTCGAGTGCCACGAGGACGGAAACGTCTACCTAAAGGGCTTTTATTCTTACTTCGGCGGGTACCGCAAATACTCCGACGCGGAGCGCAATATCGTAACGGTGATTGCGTAATGGGGCGCGAGCTTACGCTTGTGGGTGGTCCGTGTGATGGACGCACGATTGATTTAGGCGCCATCTGTAATGGTGATAGCTTTGGATTCTGTCCAGTGCATGGCTTCCAATTCAATCACATCGTACAGGTACCGGAAGAGTATATAATCAGGCATGACTATGACATTGAAACTGGTGCGTATGAAGGCCAACACAAACCTAATCTTCGATAAGTAGAAACCGCACGTTGGATACGTCCGGGGTCGCAATGGCCCGCAGTACGTTGGTAGACGCCCTAAACACCCCGTAGTCCCCGCCTTCGAGCTTGATTAAGCCAACCACATTGGTACCGCCCGGGGCGTTGGGACCGATCGTGACGGCGTTGGTGCCTAGATTGTGTACTCCGACATACCCTAGCGTACCGATATCGCCTATGTCGATAGTTTCCTCCGCTACGCCGATCGTGACGATGATGTCGGAAAAGATATCGCCCGTTATGTCGAAGGCCATCGTGGCGGGTTGAAACGTCGACTTGGCGCCGTTCTTGTTGGCTACCATCTTGACCGTAAGCGTGCCTTCATTGGCCGCGTGTGCCGTGGTTAAAACACTAATCATTAGCGCTGCTAGTATTAGGATCTTCTTCATCTTCTTTGATCTCCAGTGATTCAAATTTACATCCGCAAAAGCAGCAATAACATGCCTCGCCCTCCGGTACGTCGGCTACAAAGAACGTGTTGCTGCAAAAGCTACAGGTATATCCTAGCCATTCTCCGACTACTTCATTCTGTGGCGTCTCCGACATTAGCGATCTGTGATACTCCTAGATCCATTTCGGCTATCTCTGCTTCAATAAGCTTGCGCGTATCTTCGTCAATATCGGTTATCTTGGCCAGCTTGGCGACGGCGCCCATGAGTAAGGCTTTCTCGGCCAGGGGGGGCATACCGAGCGTGCTAGCGATCTGGAAGGATTGGAAGTCCGAGAGGATGTCAGATATATCAAAGTCCTTGGAGTACACGGGCTCGTAGTCGTGAAAGCTCGAGTCGATGGCCTTCGACATTTGGACAAGCGTAGTCTCGGCCTCTTGCAATGCCCACGCCCTCTCAGATAGCACGGATTCGGGGTCTAGGTTGCTCCACGCCTTGCTTTCAGCGCTCTCCGCGGCCTTAGTATCCTTCTGCAAGACAAGCCCTACAACCTCGTATAGCTCCTTCTTCATCTCGTTGATTTCGGACCGTGCGATAGCTAGATCCTGACCGTTCGGCGTGATGTACCGAGCTATGCCCCTCTCCTCCGGGGTCTCGAGGATAGCGTAGGCGCCACCTAGCACGAGGTCCGCGGCCTCGTCAAAGCCTATGCCCCCCCGCTCTTCGATCATCTTGTATACGGCCTCCATAGGCAGTACCCGCTGCGGGTACACGTCCTTGCCGAGCGCTTCACCATATACGGAGTGTAAATTCATTACCTGGCGCTGTATGCTCTCGCAATTATCAAACCAATGCGGTACATCGGAGGCCATGCCAACGCAAAAGAGGTTGATCTTGTCCGTCGACGTGGTAAAGGTTTCCTTGAGTTGGGCCACGCCATTTTCGTCAATCACGTACTTCTTGACCGAACCGCGCTCCCACAATACCCGCACTTTGGTCTCTGTAGGCTCTTTCATGGGGTCGTGGTTGTCGTATTCGGTGAACTTACCCAACGCCCATAGAAGCTCCCCGTTTGAATCGTAATTCCAATCGACTATCTCCTCCGCCGTGTAGATGCTCCAATATACCCGATCGTCCCTAGCCTCCTTCTCGGCCTGGGACTGCTGCATGACGTTGCCCTGCGAGTCCTTGAGCGGAGCCTTACGGTCTACGCCTACCCAACACCATTTGGTTGCCGTGATGTAGGACGAAACGAGCTTCCAGTAGTCGTTGACTGACATACCGGTACGGGTTACGTCTAGAGCGAAATCATCGTCTATACCGTCGCGCTTCGGGGGTGTGGAGAAAACGTATTGATTGTACTTCTGCGCTATGCGGTTGCAATGGTTTACGAGGAAAGCGCGGTGCTTGCGGCCCTGTACGTTGAGCATGTGAGTACGCTTGTTGTCGTCAAAGTGGTCCTTGTTCTGGATGCGGAAGCCCTGCTCACCACTCCAATCTATGGTTGATTCCCCCGGAAACCGTGAAAGGCGTGCGTCTATGTACGGCCTGCCGCCGGCTAGCGCTAGCATGTTGATGTGTAGTTGCTCACCACGCTCGGCCATGATTCGGTGCTGCCGTTGCGCGATTAGCTCTTCCGGTGTGCGGTTTTCCATAGAAAAGCCCCTAATGCGGTTTTATATTGGCCTTAACTTGAAGGTTTAGCGTGTCATAATGAGGCGAGACGTGGGCTTGTCGAATTCGTGGTAGAGCACGGCGGTTGCGTCCACGTAGTCGTCGTGTGTGCCGTCGGGGAACGATGTGAAATGCTCGATAAAGCGTTTATTCCACGGCGCTTTGAGTAAATGCACGTTGCCGGCATAGAATATCTGCTCCATAGGCGCTGCCTTCACTTCCTTATCGCCGGGTAGCATAGACCCCTTGACCATGCGTTTACCATGTAGCGTGGCCTTTAGGGACGTATAGGCGTCTTTGTACGCGCCGAATCGCTCTACTATGACGCTTACGGCTGGATCGTCGGCGTCCGTTGTCGCCAGGATGAGCTTGTCACGTTTGGGCGCTTCTTCCCGGCAATCCTTGGCATCGGCTATCCATAGATGCTCAATACTGTCTACTTTTGTGACAGTTCCGCGGATGCCCACGGTGTAGTCGGGATCGCTCGAGCCGCGCTCCTTCTTCGAGCTAGCCAAGTCCCAAGCGCGCACGTACTTGGTCTTGGGGAAGTCGTCGAGCGTGTCGTGGTACTGGATCTTAGTCATATCGAAGCGGTTGCCGCCCTCCTCGAGCGGGTTGCAATCCAGGTTGGCCGATGATAGCGAGCCCTGTAGCGCGTACTGCGCCTTGTACCACTCGTCACCGTATAGCTGCGGGAAAAGGTAGCTTCCGTCCTTGTTTGTAGCCGGAAAGCGTAGAATCTTGAATCTAGGGAAGTCGGGATCTTCCGCCATGAGCTTGATTAAGCGGCCTGAGACGTCGTCTACGTGCCACGGAGTCGCGGTGATGGCGACTATATGCACTGGCGCCAAGCGGCTCATGAGGTCGATTCTAAACGCATCCCATACGGAGTTGCGAAGCGTAAGGCTTCTAGCCTCGGCGCGTGACTTGCAATAGTCGTCTATACCTAGGAAATGCGCGCCTTTACCGACCGCGGATCCGCCAAACCCGACAAAGTTCGCCCTACCGGTGCTGCCTTCGATCGCCCATTCGGCTATGGTGTCGCTACCATGCTCTATGGATATGCCGGGGTGCAGCGCTTTGAACGGGTCGGAATTGATGATACGCTTGCAATCCTTCGAGAAGCCCTCGGCCAAACCGCCGCCATACGCCGCTTGTATAAGCGATGGGTCTTTATCGGCACAGCTTGAGAGGAAGTACGCCGGGAAGGCCCTGGAAAGGATGTCGCTCTTACCGTGACGATAGGGTACCTGAATGAGCAGGTACGTCGATATGCCCTTGCGGTAGTTCTCAACGGCCTCGGTGAGCTCGTCGCAGATAGCCTTGGTGTGCTTGCCTATGTGGAGGGGGTCGGGGTACCACCACACGTAGGCTAGGAAATCAAGAAGGCTTTTTCGCGCTTTTCTTCGGCGCAGTAGCTCCCTCGCCGCTTCCCGTATCTGATCCGGTGATGATGGTTGCAAGTAGGTCATCTGTTAATTGGCTCGCCGTAGCGTTCTCGAGGTCTAGCCCCCCGGATAGCTCCAACGATTGCGCGGGCTTGCCTTCCATTCTGTCGGCTATGAATTGAACGGCCCAGGACTTACCCTCGACCGCGTATTTGAAAACCTTACGCATGACCACCTCGAGCTTCTGCATCTCGCCGTCACCCGTCTTGATGTTCTCGGCGCCGATGCGCTTGAGCAGGTCGGGGATGCTTATCTTACCTGGTAGCCGGCCCTTTCTGTTGATGCGGGGGTCGTTTTTCTCGAATGTGCCGGGTTTCCTAGGCATTAGCTAACTCCTGTTTTTGCAGGATGGGCGAAAGTCCCATATCCGTCATGCGTTCGAGAATTACGGCGCAGTATTTAGGCTCTATCTCCATGCCGTAGCACGTTCGGCCAAGCTGTTCCGCGGCGACCATCGTTGTACCGGAGCCGAGGAATGGGTCGTATACATCGCCCTTGTGGTTTGAAATGGGGCGCTTCATGCACTCGATAGGCTTTTGCGTCGGGTGATACTCGTTTCGACTGGGCTGGTCATACTCCCATACAGTCACCTCTGTTGACGGTCCGTCGAAGTCTGCCGACCCCCTGACGGAGTATAGGCATGGTTCGTGCTTCTGTAGGTAGTGTGCGCTTGGCGCGCCGTAGTGAGCCTTTAATTTATGCCATACTATCAAAGCCCGGACGCTGTATCCATTCAGCCGAATGGCCTCGTATACTGGCTCTGCCTTTGTGTCTGCAAACCAGATATACCACGCGCCAGAAGGCATTACCTTGGCGGCTACGCTGGCGAAAGCCGAGAAAATTGCCGTGTCCTGGTCGCCCGCTATGGAGTCGCGCTTGGATGCGTTCACTTCTCCCCCAGAATACGCAACGCCGTAAGGAGGGTCTGTCACCATGAGCGCGGGTTTATTGCCTTCCAGAAGCGAATCCACGGCCCCTTGCTCCGTACAATCCCCGCACATAAGCCGATGCTTGCCTATCTCCCATACCTGCCCACGCTCAACTTTCCACTTCTCTTGGAGCTCATCTGCAATGTTCGTCTTGGGTTCAGGCGCCTCGGGTTCCTCGACATCGATGTCCAGGCCGCCCAGATCCTCGTCGGTAAAGCCCCATTCCTTGAGCTCGTCGGGTTCGAAGTTGTTGCCCAATACGTCCCAATCCCATTCGCCCGAGTTTTTGTTGAGCCTGATGTTAAGCTCGCGCTCCTTCTCGAGGGGTAGGTCGAGGAAGTGAACCGGCACCTCTGCATGCCCCAAGTCCTTCCACACCTTTACCCGTTGATGCCCGCCTATAATGATGTTCTGGCGGGTCTTGTGGGCGTTGGCTATGACCGGATCGACGAATCCGAAGCGCGATAGGGACGCTTTCAGGTGCTCGTATTGATCTGTGGTGAGCTGGCGTGGGTTGTACTCAGCGAATATAAGGTCTTTTATTGGTATTTGTTCTATATTCATTCTAAATTGGCCTTATATTGAAGATGGCAACGCCAATTCTGGGAACTTCTTTCGCAATCTCGCCCTCGCCCATCGTGTGAGCCCTCTAGCATAACGATGCTTTCCGGGTTTCTTCGTTTCCGTGTAGCCCATTGCCTCTATTTCGGCCTTTCGCATACCCCTCTTGCCGCTATGGAACTTCCTACGCGCTACCACCTGCCCCTTTCCGTCTTCGTAGTATCGCCCCTCTTCGCATTGCCCGCAGTACGCCCAAGATGCCGCACGATAGATGCCCCCAATATGTCCGACGTTGGGGTCTGCATAGGACACCAGGGCCGCTACGGCGGGTTCAAGCGCTTTAAACGTCCTCACCGCCGCAGATATGGCCATAGTTAGAGCGTTTGGGGCGTGATCGTCTGGAGCCCATAGCCTAGACAATTCCCACACAGGCGGGGCATCTTGGCCAAGGAGGAAGCCTGCTATATTCCTGTTTCCAGGTATTGAGAAGACGGCAACGACATCCCCGTGTAATAGGTAATGTGATTTACCGCTCGGCACAGAATGGGCGTAATGATTCAGGATAATGCTATCCCTCACCTCATCCCTCAAGCCCCCTATAGCTACGTTGCAATCTATGACTCTATCGCCCTCCATTCCTTGTACTCTTTGGTGTTCTTGTCGACATCGTAACACACGAGATCTGCCCCGCACTTGCTGCATATAGCCAAGTCGGCAAACACGTGGGGGGTGCGGGTGATGTTCGCGGGATCGTGCTTGCATGTATCTTCTTTCATTTCCGCCCTCTAACGCGCTTAGTAAGTTTTATCATCCTCTCATCTCCTTCTATGGGCTTTGTTAAATTGGTAGGCTCGCTAGGCATCGAACCTAGAGTTCCTTGCTTCATGGTACCTTCCACAGGGCGTGTTCCATTACACCACGAACCGATTAATCAGTCGCATATTGGGCATTTCATATTGGTCGGCGTGAGAGGAATCGAACCCCTGACTTGCTGATTAGAACTCAGCCGCTCTATCCAACTGAGCTACCCGCCGCAAATCAAATGAGCGATGGCAGGATTCGCACCTACCGTGGCAATAACCCATCAGTGCCGGATTTTCGATCATGCCTTAGCCGGAATCATCTATCTGGGTATCACTCCGCGTGAGGCCGCATCGCTCACATAGTGGTGACCCCAACGGGATTTGAACCCGTGTATTCAGGATGAAAACCTGATGTCCTGGACCTGGCTAGACGATGGGGCCTTAAAGGCGGGGCAGGTCGCTAGGCTGCAACTAAGGGTCGGTAGACGATAGTGTGACCTAGCCGCATCTAATACCGACAATATGCTTACTAGCATCCACGTGTGCTACACGCTTCCCGCCTATATCATTTCAAAGATCAATGGCACCCGTCTTTAGTGCCGATACCGTACAGTGTCTTAGGATCTACCCCGCTGTCAACACTCTTCTGCACCCACGCCTCGAGCATGGATAGGCCGCGCCAGGCTACGTGTATGAGGAAGCACTCCGTCAGGTGCCTCAATAGGCAATCGTGATGATCGCTGCTCTTATCCACCTCCCAGTGCATGGCCTCTTCGGGGTCGCAGTGCTTTAGATTGCCTTCGTAGGACAGGCGGGCGACTAGGGCTATGGCGTTTGGGAACGGTGACAGCACGCCCGAGTAGATGGCCCACTTCTTGCGCTCTTCGGAGCCCTCGGGGAGTACAACGCACTCGTGCTGCGGTGTGTCTCTAAGCGTAACCCCTTCGGCGGGCGTGGCGTTTTCGCTTATATCACCCTCGTAAATATCCCCGCTCTTACTCGTAGGGGCGGGAGCCGTGGGGCAGTTTACCCACAGAGTACCGCTTTCCACCCAGTACCCCCAACCCCTCATGGGGTCGTAGTGTGGCTCTCGGGCCGGCACCCCGGCACCCCATACACGGTCATCGTCTAGGTCAATCTTTCCTACTTGGAAATCGCTCATGGGCGCGTCATCCAGTAGTGAACGACTGTGATAGTGACGCAGGTTCTCCAAAAAATTACGGATATTAAAACGACCACTTCCCACATCATTCTTCCTCCTTGAGTTGCTTAAGAAGTTCATCTGCTGCCTTTACCGAAATGGATGAAGTCGTTTCCGCATCGTAGACACCCCTGCGAAGTTCAGAAGCCATCCCCGCCAAGATATGGATAGCTGCGTATTCGCGCTTGGTGAGGCCGCGATCATCAGACCCCAAAACGCCTACTGGAAATGCTGTTTCGCTCATCCCGCCTCCTTTATGCTAAACGCCTTACCCAGTTCCGGCCAATCCTTGCAAGCCTTACGCCATCTCTGCCACACCGCATGTGGTGTTATGCCGAAGCGTTGGCCCATCTCCTTGAGCGTGGCGTCGTTGTAGAGCTTGCTCAAGACTATGTGTCGTGTGCGTTCATCGAAGGTCATCATCTTCGACGTGAAGGCGTACAAACCCTTGACGGCTTGCTCCCTGACTTCGGGCTCCTCCTTCATCATCCAGGCTAGAAACTCGGAAACCGCGGCGTAGCTGTTGTTTTCTGTTGTCAATTTATTAGCTTTCTCTTTGGTATAAACACTATTCTGGGGTCGGGTTCATCCGACTTGCTCAGTATCCTGTTGGGCGTATGATTATTCCCGTTGCATTCGAAGTCCATCCCGTCTCCCTGCTTAAGCTGATCCAGGCTGATAAACGTCTTGCTCCTGTTCTGCCGGTCGTTGTCGAATCGTATGCTACTTCCCTTTCCGTTGATGGCGCCGTGTATGAGCTCACATCCCGAGCACGGTACATCCTTCCACTCCTTGCCGGCGTACTCGGGAAGGATGTTGCCTTCGCTGTCTGCGGCCCCGTAGGGGCATCGTGTGCAGATGCTCACTCAAAGGCCCCCTTCAGCTTCTCCGCGGTCCTCGCTAGGTGCTTCGCAAACTTGCGCTTGTTGTCTACGAGCCACGGTAGGCATTGGAAATTCCACACCTTCACCCTGCCGCCCTTCGACATTGTACCCCAGAAACGGTAGTAGAGTTGCTCGATGTTGTTGATTTTGCCTATGTACGCCTTGTGCTCTACGTTGTAGACCTTGAACGGCTCGCCTATGAGGTTGTTTAAGACGATCTCTACGCCGTGGGCGCGGTTGATAAATTCGTAACGTTCAAGCGCTTTGATGTTGTCAATCATTTATCCCTCTCCGGTATGTCGTCCCTGTTCAATTCGGGTCGGTGTATCGCTTCCTCTATCAATCTACTCTCCGTTATAAGCCGCTTCCGACTTGTCGCGTAGAGCCTTACGGGTAGGCGTGCCATGTAAATTATCTTGCGGTTTGCGCCGTAATACACTTCGCGGATCTCCCTAAATTCACCGTGCTTTATGACTCTATACTCGGGGTTCATTTCAATAGTTCGGGTGATTCGTGGATGTTGCCGATGATTTTGGGTGCATGTATTTCCATAATTGACCATTGTGAAGCCCTGCAAAACAAGAACGCCGATGCTTCGGTATCAAAATATACCTCACCGCGCCATATTTCCTTGTGAATATACCACTCGCAAATATCCCCCTCGTAAATCTCCTTGCCGTTCTTATCGTGGAGGCCGGTGAAGAAGACTATTTCAACATCTTTGCCAACAACTAGCGGCTCTTCGCCAACAACTAGCGGCTCTTCGCACTCATCGAAGCCCCACATTAGCTCCGTGCCGTGTCCGGGGAGTTGATACCAACGGCATTGGCCCTTCAGCCATCCAACTCGCAACAGGCCGTCATCAAGCCAGCCCAACCCATAATCAATGTCGCGCATCACCCACGCCTTATATTTGATCTCCCTCATGGCACTACCTCAATCTTGATACCGTACACGCGCAGGTCGGCTAGTAGCTCGTTGGCTAGGACGAGGTTGCTTGTTAAAATGCAATGCTTCACATCCTCCCAAACATACCCGCCGGCATGGTCGCAAGCGGCTAGATGCTCTATCATTTCGGTGGAAAGTTCCAGGGTTTGAATTGACGCAAGGGAAATTACCCGACCCCTTTCCGGGAAGTTCAGCCTGTCCATCCCAAGGCTAGCCTCTAAAACCACGTTCATTGCACTCATATTTTATCCCTGCTCGCCCTGATTATCTCGCGCAATACCATACATGCGAAGTCGGCCATGCTTATATGCACATCCCATACCAGCTCCTTGTCGTTGATGATGACCGATCCCATGCCTCGCCCGCGCTTCCATCTTACGTGTAGCGGCTTATTCATTCCCTTACCCTCCATGAGAAAGTGAAATAGTGCGTTCTACCCCTCGCTATGTCGCCGCCGTACTCTTCCTCGCTCAATTCCGCCGTGTAGCTTATGTCGTTGGGCGCCATCACGCATCCTCCGAGGATGGTTGCTGCGATGATTGCGATGACATTATGCGGATAACGCGGTGCTTTACGTAATCCGAAAACCTGTAACTCTTTATCTCGACGCCCCATCCGTACGCCCCCTTGTTGATTTCAGACAATACTCGCTCCTGTATTGCGTCTATTTCCTGCCAGTTCCGCTCTGATGTGTCCTTGACGTGCTTGGCCGATACGCCCATCGCTAGGCCGGTGAGTGATTCCTCCACATCCGCCGTGTTATACATCGCCAGGTAGGCGTTCTTTATCTTCCACTCGAGCACGCCGGAGAAGCCTATGGAGTAGCCGGCGAGGTTCGTAATAGACTGCTCTCGCGTGTAGAGCGGGCGCGTGGGGAGCTCGATGTAGTCCATGTCGTCGATTATGGGCGCTAGTATGTACCAGCCCATGCGGCAATCCTTCTTGATGGGCTTGCCCAAGCGGAGGACAACGCCGGCCTGGTTCGGCTCTAGTATGACGAGCCGCGGAAACAGGCTGATTATCTTATCCCATAGCTCTGCTAGCCACTGCATAGAAAAGCTCCCACTAGAAATCATCCTTCGTTAGCGTGGGCTTGAAAAACGCCTTGCCCATGTGAAACCATGCCCATATCAAATCGAGAAGGTCGTCTCCGTATAGTTCGACCGGGCCGGTATGCGCGACACGTTTGCCGTTCTCGTAATAGACCTCGCCTATGTAGGCTTGCCCATTTTCCTTGATTACTCTGAAATCCCAAGTCATTAGGCAACCTCTATCGCCACGCAACTTGCGAGCGATGCAATCATTAAGCATGTTATGATGATGTCCATTTCACTCCCCCGGATCTCCATATAGTACGATTAGTATTGCACCCAATAGCGTATTAAGCAAGCCGGAAGATAGAAGCACTACCCATAGCACCCTATTGCCCGTGTCGCGTGAAAAGGATACGGCGGGGAGTCTCGCAGGAGGTTTTGGGGGATTCGGAGACGCCCCCGCCGGTCGGCTAGGTACTTGGCAATGGTTCATGTTAAATCCTCGTAGGCTTGGCGGTAGTCAAACTTTCCCACCTTGCCCTTATTGACCATAACCCACTCGTATTGGTCCGGGTACGCCGCCTTGTGCCATGCCACAAAGCCGTGTGGGGCCGTGTGGGGACTACACTTTGTGTGGAACTTGTGGTGCGAGCTACAAAGAAGAATCCCGTTGCTTATCTTGTGCCTAAGCGATCGGCAGCGGGAAGTCACTAAATGATGCGCCTCGAACTTACCTGGCTTTACAGGTATCTCGTGGCCGGTCATGCAGACGGCGCAGGCGCCTGCTTCGTGTATCCTTGCGGACCATGCCGCGTCGGCCTTCGCTAGCCAATACTTCGAGTTCTTATCGGCCTTGCGCGCGGCTAGTGTGGGCTTCTTGCATAGCCTTGTTTTGATCTTCTTCACGATAGACACCCGGAGAAGAAGGTTGCGGCGGCGAGCACCATAAGCCAAAAACAAATGTGCTCTTGAGCGTGGTCGATGGCCTTTACGATTTCGAGCTCAGGGCGCACGGCGGGCTTTCCGGTAGCTTATGCAGCTACCTTTATTGCTGATTGATATGTGTTTCAGTGAACAGGTCATATCTACATTCGGGTATGGATAGCGGCGTGTCGTGTGCATATCACAGGCGGTACACGCGCAATGCACGGGGTTAAGTATCCGCTCGAGATCTCTCTTTAGCGTCAAACTCTTATCTCCAGAATGGTATGGCCCTTGTGCAACTTCGTGGCAGACTTGGCGTTGTAGCTCTCCAGGTCGCGGTCTATTGAGTAGCCCTTCATGCCGTCTACGTGTTGTAGCCCTACCTTTATCGAGTCAATGTTGCCGTCCTGGTAGAACACATGGACGTTTTGCGAGGCCGAGCCCATAAGGTTTAAGCCCTTCTCCGCGTAGGCGTTTGAGCCTACGAGGCTACCGCTACGCGCGTAGAAATCACCAATGCTAGCGGCGTGCAAGTGTCCGAATAGAACGAAGTCAATCAATATACCCTTGTTGGCATAACGGCCTATGACACACTGCACGGAGCCGGACGCCTCCTTCTTCAAGCATTCGCCGTGCATAAGGAGTACGGTCTTGCCGCCGAAGGAGACTATCTTCTCTCCCGGATCGCCGTCTATAAACTCTACCGCATTGACCTTGCGAAAAAGGTACTTGAGCGTGTTGTGTATGGCAAAGTCGTAGTTGTCCGAGAGTAGGATTTCGGAAAAACCATGATCCTTGCGAATACGGCTTTCGTTTCCGCTCACGGCGGCAATTGCTATGTTGAAGCTCTCGTTTAGGTCGAGGATGAATTGCTCGAGAAGCGATACTGATATAAATAGCGCCTTGCTTCTATTCGTGGCCTGGTTAAGCATCTCGTCAATGCGTCGATCGGAGTTGAGCATGTCGCCCGTGTTGGCAAGTAGCACCTTCTTGACGCCAAGGGGCGCGAAGTATTTCTTAGCGCGGTGAGCGAGCAGTCGCAGGCGTTTAGCGGCTACGGGGAAGTCGTAGCGGTTGCCCTCGATGTCGACGAGCTCGTTAAAATGCGCGTCGGATAGGTGAATGATACCAACGGGGGCGCCGGCGGGTATGCGATGCGTGACGGGCTTCTTGGACATCTTGTGCGTGCGTAGAAGCTCGACAAGCTCGTTGTTAAGCACGGTGAGCGCGTTCTCTATCCTTGCCGACTCCCGAAACGCTTTGCGCTCGATGCGCGTGTAGTCCCTGTACTGCTGGACCGTCTTGCGGAGCGCCTGTTCCGTGGCAATGAGCTTGTCGGAAGTTGTTTTCTCCTGCTTCGGTTCTTTTGGCATTACGAAACCTCCGCCGCGTCTTTTCTAATCGAGGCCACGGTTTCCGAGCTTCCCCACCATACGTGTCCATTTGATTCCGTGAATTTGTAAGGGGCCAAGTCACTAGATGACGTGTATGACTTAAGGCCGGAGTTTGTGTAACCGATTGATCGAAGCGCCTTTCGGCCCGATTCAAGCTCGCCGTATGGCAAGGCAGATAGATACTCAATGAATTTCGTGAGCAGTCGCGGTTGTCGTTGAGACGTTTTGCCGTCGAATGTGAAGTTCATTTTATCCCCTCCCCGCGCTTAAACTCACTTCTAAGTATTGCCCTTCCGGGCCGGCAGCGTCGCGGTCGTGTATATATGATAAGTACCTACTTCTATCGGCGTAGGTGATACCGTTGGCTATGTTTTTCAAGTCCGCCACGGCCCGTATACGTTTTTGACCTATATTATCCCTGCTGCATCCGAGATCCTTGGAAATCTGCATGAGCGTTTGCGGGTCCGCGTCGAGGCCGTAGTATCTCGTTATGATGTCGGCGTATTCCGGCTTGAGCCGCATAATGCACTGCCTAAGAAAGTCCTCGGCCATGAAGTCGCGCTCTACGGACTTGTCGCGGCCCTCCTTGTAGTCGATATCTACATTGCTACCGGAAATTACTTCGTGTATTGACCCGGAACCCTCCCTCAGTTCGATGGGCGCGTCAAAGGACTGAACCCATCGCATAGACCTGAGAATAGCCTCGGCAACCCTCACCTTAACGTCGAAATGCGCGGCTATTTTATTGGCGTCCGGTAGATCCTCCCCCAATTTAGCGCACTCTTCTGAATACCTACAAGCCTTTGCGAGTAGTTGCGTGGCGTTGCTCGGTACTTCGATGAGGCGGCTGGAAACCATGCAGTACCATTGCGTATACCTGCGAATCCATATAAGCGCGTAGCTTCGAAACGTGCATCTATTCTTCGGGTCGTAGTCCGAGTAGCCCTCGCCCCGCCCCATGAGAGCGCGCATAAATCCAATCTTTGCCTCGCTCAAAAGATCATCGAAGCCGGCACGACTGCACCGATACTTGCGTGCGAAGAAACAAAGGTCGTCGTAGGACTGTGCGTAGAGCGCGCTTGTCGCATTTTCATCACCGGCCCTGGCCTTCTTCACTAACCCGTCTTGCTGCTTTGCGTTGTATATGGTCTTGCCCATGCTGAACCTCCGTTCACTTATTGAGGATTGCTACCATTTGTTTATTACTTCCGACATTGTGGGTCTTAGCTTCGGACGTTCAAAATCTTTCCACTCCACGCGAGCCCAATCCTCAAGCTCCCGGCACTCTTCGTGCGTGGTGTCCCTTTGAGCCCATCGCGTATAGTACCTGGGATCGCATATGATGTTCCACCTGGCAAGATGGTCCGCCGCTTGTCGTATTTCGCTCTTGAGCTGGCCGATGAATTGGTCTGTCTGCACGTTCTGATTGGCGAATTTATCGGCACAGCGAGACTTGATAATCGCGCTTATGATGTGGTTCACGTTGGGAAAGAAGCCGTTAAGCCCCCTCGGTCGGCGTAGGTCGCCTTTTCTCGATCGTTCCGCTATATCCCTGACGGCTTCGATTACATCGCCCGATGTAGCGTTTCTGATGCGTCGGTCTATTTCCTCATCCCATACGGAAACCTGGTCGTCGGGGATCTTGTAAAAGCAAGACTCCCATATTTGATCCCATGTTGCGGTCATTAGAATTTACTCCTTTTTCGCTGCGTCTTGCCCATAGCGATCTCGAGCCTGTCGAACTTCTCTCTTAGCTTGGACCCGCATAGGATTTGATTGCGCCAGCGGAAGCCGTTTCCTCCATCGTGCTTGGGGAGCCACTTGATAACGGCCTCCATGGCCTTGGCGTCGCGCTTATCAAGGCGTATGGCCTTGTCGATATCCTCGGCCCATCTCTCGCGGGTCTTGTCGATCTTGCCCTTCTGGATCTCTAGCAAGTCGGGTTTCCAGCTTTGGATTGATTTGATTAGAGCGGATGCCAAAGGTTCGGCTTCGGGGGTCTTACTCTTACCATTACTATTACCATTACTATTATATGATATTACTTGGGAGGTTTGGTAAGTCTCTTGATAGACTATGGTAAGACTATGCTTTTCTAGGAGGGCTATAATAGCTTCATGGGGTTTATTGCCCGTGCGTAAGTCGCCTTGCTGGAACGGGATAAACTCCTTTAACCACCATTTACGCCCGTCGTCAAAGACGTGGATCTTGTCACCATGAGCCTCTAAAGCCGTCTGGGGGTCGTAAGTCTCACCTATGTGGAAGGCGGCAAGGTCATGGTCGACACTCCACACCCCGGCGTTGTCGCATCGGTCCCAAATGTATCGGCAAACTAGCTTGTAAATCGGGGGCATTACCCTATACCATCGCTTATCCCAAATCTCAGTTGCTCCGAATCGCTTCGTCATCATCTCTCCCGTTGTGGTAACTATACGCCGCAAGCCGTTAAATGTAAAATCTAATCGTCCCTGGCCACCTGTGCCGCGAGCTCGGCCTGTATCCTGTCTGAGATATCCTCGCTCACCCCCACGGACTCCATGTCCCTCAGAAGCCTTAAGACGGCCCCTGAGGCGTCGCGTAGCGCGTTGTATTTGGTTTCTAGTGCTATGTATCGTTTACGATGGGTAGAGCCGCCTGCGCTATCCGGGGGTCGCTTTACCACAGCCACGCCCACGGTGATCCTCTTAATGCCATTTCGGAACCATCGGGAAATACGTCTGGGGAGTAGATGGTATAAAGACAGGCGCCGGCAACTACTATGCAGGCAACGGCCAAGCACCATTCAACCCTGCCTATCTTTTCACTCATAACGCCCCTTTAATATGAGCGCGTAGGGTGTCTATTTCTTTGTAGATGCTCACATAATTCCTGCAACCGCCTAGCATCGTGTGGCCCTGCTTGAGCAGTTCTTTTAGGCGGGTGATTTCTTTCTGGTACACGGCGTCTATTTCAGGTCGTACTGGATACCCCGCAACGATGATTAACTCTTGGTCGTGTTCACTCATCATAATTTCCCATCACCCTCTGATTACCCTCTGACCAGCACATACGGCAAAACGGCTTAAGCTCTTTGTTTTTGCGTGGCAGATCAAACTCATCACGGCTTTTTACTTTATGGCATCCACCGCACTCTTGTTCAGGCGGCTCGTAGAGATCGTATAGCTTATTCAACCTCTCCACCTCCGCCTTGAGTTCAGCTATCTCAGCGTCTTTGGCTTCGTCCTGCCCCCTGATCTTTTTAGCCAAGCCATCAAGGGCGGTTTTAAGCGCGTCGGGCAGGTCGTGTTCTTTCTCGCAGTCAGGACACGTTCCATCTGCTACGTGCCCGTGTGAGCATTGACCCGCGAAAGTTTCTTTGTATGCCTTATTCCCCCTCTGCGCCTTGATACGCCTCTCAACAGATTTACTCGGATAGATAACCACGCAGCATTTCCCACACTCATCGCAGACGTAATTCATCGTGGTGTGACCTTCTGTGTGTACGTCGGCTTTGCAACATTCACTTGTTAGTTTCATTGTTCACCCCGCGAGCTTGCCAGCCTATCCATGCCGTGAAGTCGCCCCACGATCTGACGGCCTTGTGCATTCCCTGTATCGGATCGTGTTTCAATAGATCGTTGTCTGTTGGGTCGCGGCCATATTCTTTTACAAACCACGCCTCGAAATCTTCACGCTCGGTCATGGTTGCTTCTGTAGGTGTTTGGTGAGGATGGATTTGATTGCGTCTTTACCGAACATAACTGGCGGATACCCAAGCGCCTCTAATATCTCCCCCGCCAGCTTATCAACGTCTAGGGTGCGGGTGTTCCAAAACGCTTCCCCTCCGTCTGCATCATGTGGTGGTAATCCGAATACTGGACCCACTGCATTACACTTGGCGCACTGTAGCCGTTGCCACGGATCAGTATTAGCTTTCCAAGCCTTTGTTTCTGTTGATCCACAGAACGGACACGGTAATAGCTCACTCATGGCCTTGGCTCCTTGTTACAGGCTCAACAAAGCCCTCTGCCTCGCCTCGCAGTATCCCATAGAGTATCGCGCTGGGTAGCGATTTGCCCCGCCCCAAAGCAGACCGAACTGAGTCGTGTAGCATATCGTTTTTCTCCTTCCATTCACCCTTATCACTCATGGCGTGTACTCCTTGATGAGTTTGTTGGCTATGATGCAGCATGGAACAGAGCATTGCTTAAACGGAACCTCTGGTGCCTCATTATTATGTTTGTACTCAGCAAGCTCCTTATACCCCTCCAACAACTCAGCGGTGTGTGCGGTGATGATGGGCTTAAAGTTGTCTGCCAGCGCTCCGTGAGAGTCGCCTTCGCCACCCCAATCATCTGCTACGTCCTCAAGTTTTTGGGCAGTCTCTTCTACCTTACTCATTTAATCCTCCTATCAGTTCTTACGATTGCATTCCAAAGGCACTTAAGGGACACGGCTATGATCCATATACCCAAGAGACACGTTGCAAAGCCTATGATGAAGTTGTTCATCTAACACCCCCGATTAGCGCGTGGGTAAACGCAGCGACAAAGCTGATACAGGTAGCTACCATTAACGCCGTCGCACTGAGAGTCACATCCACGTCATGAACAGACAGCTTGATGATAAATAAAGCAGCAAGAACATGCGCTAGAACGTACCAAGTGATACCTATGCCTATGTGTGTTCGTCGCTTCATCGCATACCTGGAAACTGGATGTAACTGCGAGTGCCTTCGGGAGCTTTTGGTTCAAATGTGATGAACGTCCACGCTATATACCCAACGACCCAAGCTATAATTGCTAGGATGAGGATGGGGCCAATGATGTCTAGCTTTGCCCATTTCATCACTCCCCCCTCTCTTGGTGGTAGGCTTTAAAGATGTACTCCAATGCTTCATAAGATGGTGGCGCGCCCATCTTCTTTGCTCGATCAAAATACCATTGAACTTTCTCAGGTAGCTCCTTGGGCTTCTCACGATTATGTGGGCCGTGTTCATCAGCACAGGCATTACATAGTCCGTCCAGTGATTCGCCGTGAACGCATAGGTTGCTAGGGGGCTTCTCAACCTCCCGCAGAATCCAGCGCTTGCCGTTGAAGCCGTCCAGAACTTTATCAACGTGCTTTTCAAAGATGGTTTGGCCGTGCTTGTCGCAATAATGTTCATCTATTTGTGGAAGGCGACATTCCCACGTTAGCTCCTTCCCCTTCTCACGCAACTTATCATCATCGGGTAGTGGCGGCAGGTCTATGCCTATGATGGCGAAGCGGTCTGGGTCGTAACTGTAATGTATGTTCTCATACGGGAACCACCTACCAGATTTATCGCTCCACATCACTTCTTCGGCATCCCTGAAGCGTTGGTAGGGGTCTGCGAAGGTACAACAACAACCGCACATTTTGCTAGGAAGCTGTCTACCACAATCGCTGCATATACCCTGCTGCTCCTGCTTGAGTCTCACTTCTTCTCGTACAGCGTCTTGAGCCTTGCCCATGATAGTCGCGTCTGATTCAACCTTCTCCCCATCCTCATCTACAGAAGCCCAATCGCACATCAGCATTACGGCGGCGCGGTAGTCGGTGTCTGCGTCTATCTGTTCGGCTTCTTGGTGCATGGTGCAGGGGTGAATCCACTTGTTGGGTGCAGACCAAACGTAATAGGTTTGTCCTTTTATCTTATGGTGGGGTGAGAACTTTAAACCCAGCGCCCTCGCGTGATCCTCTAGCAGCCAGTCTTTGGTTCCTAGTCGTATGGCTTTCATATCCCATCCTTCTTAATTTCGTAAAGACGCTCTGCCCCGGCGCTTCCCCACACCTGGAAGCATCCATCGCAGTACCTTGTATGGTCGTTGATCTCGCGCCCGCACTCGACGCACTCCATTACCGGGTCGGGCTTTACGGGCTTGTCCAGCTTCTTACCCCTACAGGCTATGCACAGCCTCCCGACAAAGCCATACGCGCAACACCATTCCGAGCATTGCAAGCACAGCATTTGCGGGGAGCCGTCCACATACCTGATCTGCGGTATAAGCCTAGAACGGCAGGTCGTCATCATCCCCGCCCTCGGCATCGTTCGGGTTGCGCGTCGTTTCGCTTACGGCCTTGCCGATAAACTCCACGCGCTGCGCTTTTATTTTAACCTTCGATCGCTTCTTGCCCTCCTTGTCCTCCCATGACTCGTAGCGCAGACTGCCCTCGACGAGAACGGCCTTGCCCTTGTCGCAATACTCATTCACGACTACGCCCAGCTGGCCCCATACCTCAACGTCGAAGAAGTTGGCGTGTTCGCCGTCTTTCCACTTCTCATTCGAGGCGAGGCCGAAGTCGCATACCGGCGTGCTATTCGCTCCGACCGTGCGGAGCTCAGGCGCCCTCGTAAGATTGCCGGTAACTATTACATGGTTCGTGTTCGACATTACGATTTCCCCTTCTTAGCTGCATTTCGCAGATCCACCAGAACAAGCTCGCGCTCTGCTTCGTTTGTTACCTGCTCAGACTTCTCGTATCCTCGAGCGCCTAGAATCTCGAAGAATTTCTTGTCGCCCAGGGCTTCCCTTGCATTGGCCATACGCTCGGCAAATGGGATTTCGTGGGGCTTCTTCTTCGCGGGTTTATCGTCGACTCGGGCGGGTTTCTTCTTGGCCGGCTTCGCCTGTGTAGTGGCCGCGTTGCCGTCGTCGTCCTCTTCGGGGCATACACAGGCCATCGCGCAGAGAAGATAGCGCCTGGCGTATGTGATGCACGATCCTAGCGCCTGTGGGTCGTTCTGCTTACCCGGCGCGAGCTCGATGCACGATTCGAACCATTCGCCGCTCGTGTGAATGAACCTGCATGTCGCGTAGCCCTTCCCGTCCGTGGAGAACGCCCCCTGTATTACCGCTATGCCCGCCTCGTGGAGTACCGGGAGTACCGCGTGTATCACAGATGGAAGCCCCGCATACTTTGAATTAAAGAACGGGTTTGTACTGTCCATCTTGGGTGACGTCATCTTCCTTTGCGCCTCCAGAAAGGCCGTCGATATTTCTACTATTGATTCGCTCGTTCTCATTTCGCCCCCTCCGCTCTCTCGAGCCGCTTGATTTCTTTACGCCCGCCCTTGCGGTAGATCGCGCTTACACTTGCCGCTAAACCTGATTCGACAAGGGAGAAAGCCCTATTCCACCACGCCTGCGATTCCTTGAAGTTACGCTGCTTTCTGTTTTCTCTTGATGCCATCTCGCCCTCTCGTTTTGTTCCATACAATGTACTCTAAGTATATACCTAATGTCAACCGTCGAAGTGCTTCCTTTCCCAATCGTAGTAGATTCCGCCCACAGCAACGGTGAGCAACAGGAAAAAGAAAACCACCGTTACCATGTAGCCGTGCCATGTCGCGTCAGGATTGAAGGTCATCGGCTAGCGCCTCCGTGTCGATCGTGTCACCCGCTGCATACCGCTCGCGCCATAGATCGTTCTCGTGCTCGTCCGGGAAGGCCGGGGAGCGGCGTTGCAAATGGTCTATGGTGTACTCAAGCGCCATGCGGTGCCGCGTCGTGAGACAGGTCAATGCCTCTATCTCGCGTAGTTCTTTGACTATTTCGCTCATTTCGCGGCCCGCCGGCGGACCAAGGGGGTCCATTTGATTCTCTTAGGCCATCCCGCCTCTACATAGCGCCAATCGCGCATAGCTTTTTCTTCGCTCTTGTAGGTCTTGCTTATGTGGTCATCGGAGTAGCGATGGAAATACCAGCCGCCATCGTCGGGCGAGTAGATTAGGTCTATATCTTCATTCATTATCTTCATTAAGCCCCATTCCCTTCTTTTACTTGACTAATAATACGACCCGACGCCTAAAACGCCCTCAGATGCCGTATACGGCCCTAGACGCGGTCCCCTTATCCTTAGACGTTAGCTGTGACGATCGTTTGATAGCGCTCATGCTGGGGGCCGTTTCCACACGTTTGCTGCTATTGTCGCATCGGTTAAAGAAGGATGCGTGATACGACCCCGGAAACTGGAATTTGTACTCGTCCAGGTTTAGCACGTCGTCGATCGGGTCGATGAACATATCCGACTTGACGGCATTGGATGCGGCCTCGCCCCTAGAGTGCGCGAGTACGGTGTGCCAATTATCACCGCACTTAATGAAGAACACGCCCTTTCTATCGCGGTATTTGCAGAAAGCGTAAGCCATGCCGCCGCCTATTAGCGGGCCTAGAAATGCTATGATCAGGCTCATTTGCATCGAGCTGTGGATGATTTCCGGCATGATTATGCCCCTTCTCCGTAGAACTTCAAAAGCGCGTCGTGGTCGTAGCCGAACTGTGTTATAAGGCGCTGCGCCATCATCGTCGCGTCAAGCCTGCCAGAGTCAACGAGTTGAGCTACTTCACCCCGCTCGACGGTGTTGCCGTCCTCGTCTTGGAATCGGCGTTCCCATATGTTGTAGCCTATGTATATTGATTTCATCATTTCCCCTTTTTAATTTCGAGTAGGTGATATACAACTACCGTTTTCCCGGCTGCGTCCTTGTGCGTCGTGATTGTGTAGCCCTTGCTCATTGGTAGCCCTTTCGTTTGACTATCTATAGTAAACACTACTCCCGTATATACGTCAAGTCCCTATAACACATTTCTTTGACTTATTTTAATTAGTCACTTAATGGGGGTATTTGACCATAACGGAGGCGATATGGTCGTGAAGTACTAAAATATAGCACTTTTGAATAAGCCATAGCGTTATGGTTTATCCATCACGGAGGTTTCTTTTGTGCCGATTCCACGCTATCCAGCCCCCGGCCTTAACGCCCATCCATAGGGTCAAGCACTTCGCCTCATAAGATTTCCTGGCAATGGCCACCATTAGCCTGCGGATCTTGCTCTTTGGAGGTTTCGGCGGGACGTAGCAATCCAGCATGGCCCTATAGAATATGTAGTCCGCAACATCCCTCGTGACTTCCTGCGTTTGGTATAGGCGATCGTGGATGACGGCGGCCAGGGTATGCCGGCCCTCTTTATTGAAAAGAACCCTCGCGGGCCGAGGCATGGAGGTAAGATCGCATATAAAGCCGGCGGGCGCGTGGTAGTCGTGGCCCTTAAGCCTGTACCTGACGCCCTCCAAGAGCATGTACTGCTTGCCGTTGTAGGGCGGGTCGAGGAGTTGTTCGGTTTTCAGGTTCCCCGTTAAGAAGGCCATGTCTATGTATTCCTAGACATCGGGGGTGTCCTCGTCTACACATATATAGACCTCGTAGCAATCGTCCTTGATAGCGTCCGGGCCGTAGCAGCAGGACGTTAAGCGATGTACGCGCCCTACCTGCCTATTGAACTTGCTGCAGGCGTAGTAGTGCGACTCTCCCGTGAGCGTCGGGTTTAGGAGATGTTTGCATCCGTGGCAAGATTTCACTCACTCGGCGGGGGGTTTTCGCTGGAGCTTGAAGATTTATCGTTGGCGTTGTCGGAATCCTTCTGATTCCCGTCGCCCTTGACATTATCGTTACCGAAGAAGTTATCCCCGTTGTGCGTGTCTCCGCCTGAATCCTTGTTCGCGTCGTATAGGAGGTATCCCAAACCTAGCACGGTGCCTACGGTATACTTGGCCGCATTACGCTGGCCGTGATCCGCTACTGCGGCAAAGAAACCCTGGCGCTCCGTAGATTCCTCAACCTGCCCCGCGGCGTCTACCGTTCCATCCGCTGCGTATTGCTTGCCGGCTTGATGGAATGGAACGTACTCCATGACGTAGGCGCCCTTGCGGTCACGCTCTTCGTTGAAGGCCTCGAGCTTGCGGCCCCATGTGAGAACATCCGTTGCTGCTACGAGCGAGAAGCCCGACCCGGTGAGCGCGCCGTCTATGCCGGTATGCGCGCCTATGTTGTGACTTGACGACCAGTTATCATCACTCCACGGCCCACCTTCCGCGAGGGCCGAAGTCGAGAGAGCGGCAATGGTTAATACTACGAGTATTGCCTTCATGTTATTTCCTTTTTAGTAGCAGGGCGTATATGGACTTCACATCGTCCCTAATTTCCTTTATGTCGTCGTGCAGCGGTACTACCTTGTCGTCGATCATCTGACGAGCTTCGATCCGGGTAGGACGTGTGGAGATCTTCGTTATGTTGTCCGTTGCGGAGTTGGCCCAACCGCCGCCGAGAAATCCAGAAACGGCGAGGCATGTAACGAAGGCTATCTTGTAGCCCCTCCCATTTACAGCAGCAATGATTTTGCCTGTGGGGGTCATTAGTTATCCTTCGCCCATTCTATAGCAGGCTTCAGAACTGCGCCTTCAAACTGCGCTTTGGATAGCGCGGAGTCGCCGTGGTTCGTGCGTACAAGGTTGAGAATATCGAATAGAATCTTCGCTGTGGCCTTGTTCTCTATGCTCATGTTATCAAGCAGAGATTTCTTCTCGGTGTCCTGATCCTCCGCCCATGCGATGGCGTTCGTCACACTCGTAAGGTCTACAAGGTCGGGGGGCAAGTAGGGCCACTCCCATTTATCTACATACTCTATGCCGCCCTGTCCCGACCTAGCCCACTTACCCGTAGGAGAAGTGTCTTTGGCGTCGTCTATAGTCTCGACTTTAACCGTGACAAGCCAGTGAACAACTTGCTTGCCCGTTACGTCATCCTTTTCTGAAACTATGTCGGCCTGTGCAGTACATGCGAGAATCGAAGCCAATAGAGCTATGTAAAATCGAATCATTGCGGCCCCTCTCTTACAAGTTTACCTGCATATAGCCGCCCTCGCGGTTTTGTGATTGTATTGCCTCCTAAGAGAGTATCCCCACCCGTAGCCCAAGTCCACGGCACGACGGTTCTGCCAGCAGGGAGCCATATTTCTACATAAGCCGATGAATAAATAGTGTCTCCTCCTACAGACCCTCTACCTAAATCAACGGTGATTAAGTCCTGCGTAGACGGAGACCCTCCATTTAAAGTGAGAAAGTAATTTACGGCATCTCCACTGTTTACGCTTCCTACGTTCGCTAGAAGAGCAAAGCCATAAACGCCATCTACAGGGGGCGTGAAGATCGAACCGTTCGTATTGTAATTACCCTCAGAGTAATCAGCAATCACATGATGAAACGGCATGACGGTATATGTGCCCGCTGAGAGAACGAGGTCGTTCGTGTGCGTGTAAACGAACATGTATTGATTCGTTACGGGGGAGGAGTCGCCGCCGCTGCCGCCACTGTTGTCGGCTATCTGCTGCATGACCCATGCGCTATTGACGGCTGATTCAAGGTTGCTGTCTGCGCCCAACGAAACGCTGTTCGTCCATTGCTGGCCTGCACCTACGTTGAATACGCCTAGCGTTGCGGAGGCCGCGTTGATGTTGGCGAACTGATCCCATCCTCGCGGAACTGTGACGTCAATGAGTAATTGCAATTCGGTGGGCTTAGTTCCTAGCCCCGCCTTTGTGCGAACCATCTTGATAGCGAACCTTGACGACTCGTTGAGCTCCCAGGTGGTAGGGAATTCGGATATTACCCAAAAAATACCGCCGTTCTGATGGAAGCCCTCTGAAAAATCAATAGGGAAAAACTGTGTCATATTGGTCTGGCCGGCAGTAGATGAATAGAAGAACTCTAATTTAACATCCTGATTAGCATTGGTTGACAAAGTTACTTCTATTTCCGAGAATTGGGCGGTATCCTCTATGCGGATTTCGTCCCCATTAGCGCTGAATACCTCTATGTTCGTCAGTGCGGAAGCGAATGGCCCCGTAGATAAACCCGACGCTGTGTTTGTTGCGTACCCCGCGGCAGCTGGAACTCCCACCGCCTGTACGATGGGACTGACGCCGGCGGACACGCCTAGCCCTACCGCTTTTACGCCCACGGGTATTCCAACGGCGGACGCTTCATACATGACAAATTCTCCGCCAGTAGCGCCGGACAAGTCAACATTAACAGCGTTGCCCACGCTAATCATGCCCGTAGAAATGCTTGATCCTATGTCAAGCTCGACTCCGACAAACTCAGCAAAGCCACCATCGTCTAGGTGCATTTCAAAGGCTCTTGTTCCAGCCACCTTCGCGTCAAGATCCACCTTTAAAAGCGCTCTCGGGGCTGTGCGTGCGGTAGTGTTTCCTTCTATGTGAATACGATTAGTCGCCCCCATGTGGAACGCCGCTCGGTTGCTATAATGCTGAACCTCTGCCCATGAGTTTTCCCCGCTAAAGTGTTGATTGCTCGCCAAGTACGCGGCACCCGCCGCCTCATTCGCATGTCCGTGGTCGCCTATCGATAGCTGCGCGGCGTTCGTGCCTACGTCTCCGTTTGTGTCAAGTAGTCCGTAGGTGATGTCGTCGCGTATAGTTACATCATTCGTAGCGACGCTTCCAAGCGCCCTTACTACACCGCCAAACACATTGGGTCCGCTATCCGCCGAAATGGTGCTCGCGGCTACAATGTCGTCGACGCCTAATGTGGCGCCGTTTATGAGGAGCCTGGACGTAGCTCCGTCGGAGTCGAGTTTAAATGTTACCGACTTCGTAAGGTTGGTAAAGTGAAACGCATTAGTACCCATGAATATCTCGCCCTGCATAACGCCTCCGGCCAAGGGGAGCATATCGTCATAGAAGGCGTCTAGGGCGTTCGTGAGTTGCTCGGTGCCTAGATGCACCAACGGGATCGGACCCGTGCCGTTGGTGAGCGCAAGGATTCCCCCGACAAGGATCTCCGTTAGGTCGCCCGACCCACCGCCGGCAGTGGTGTCAAACTCGATATGAAGCACATTGCCGGAAACGCTCGAGGCGTTGGTAGATGTCCCGTAGGTTACGAGAACGGAGTCGACAAACTGTGTATTGTTGAAGAAGTTGTACCCCGCCATGTTGAACGGGCTCGAGTTGGTGTTGTCCGTCAGGGATGTACCCGTGATGGCGGAGGGGAGTATGTTTATATCACCCTGACCGCCCCATACCAGATCATCCGTAGCGTTGGTGATAAGGAACGAAGCCGAGTATTCCCCCTGCGTTATGCCGATCGTGGCGAGCTTGAAGTCGATATAGCCGTTATTCGTGTCAATCGACGTTTCCGCGAAGGTATATGGATTGGCCGCAAACTCGTTCGAGTAGATATTGAACGTGCCGCCCCACCCGTTGAGGTTGGTAAACGGGCTCCCCCCGTCGAGCATGACGGCCCGAATGGTAGGCGTGGCGCCCCTGAAAATCGTTACATCGAAGCCTGATTCGGGGTGCTGTGTGTCCAGAAACACGCGGAATGATTGCGCGTATACTGTGAAAGATATAAGGAAGGCCAAGAGAAAGGCCGATAGTTTTCGCATATTATGGCGCTCCGATGCTTTATATTGGCCCTAAATTGAAGGTTTAAGGTGCTACATACCGGAATCCGTTCGTCTCGTCCGCGTCCCACCTAAATACGGCAATGGGGGTGGCGGATGCGGCAAATCCGCTTGATTCCTCGTAGCCTAAGGTAAGGGAGTCTGTGCCGGGCCAGGGGGTAAAGGCCGCGAGGTCGCCTACGGGTAATGCTGATGCGGATAGATTGCTTGCGGTAGCTGTTGCAACGAACGTGTATAGGTTCGATCTCAGCACGCCGCCGTATCCGTCCTTTTCGTTATTGAATAGCGTAGGACCGCCCAGGTTCACAGGTAAAATATCAGCAATGACATAGAAGTCTGCGGCTGCTGTAATGTTGCTGGCCGGCGGGGGCTTTTCGGCTGATGGCGATGAAGATAGGGAGTCAAGTACCGCGACAAGATTGGTGGTCAAGGGTATCTCTGATAGGTTCCTTGTTCGCTGTAGCGACCATGACTTCGGCGCCGCGGGCCCGCCCTCTGTTACATTTGTTGTCCATATTGACTCCGCCTCTGATTTAGCGTCCGCCCATGTTCCGTTTGTTGTTGGGTTGATAGTCTGTATGCTGCCGCCGTCTTTTCTGTTTAGCGCAAGCCCGTTTGTCGACCAGTAGTTCGAGGTAGAGAGCGTCCATACAAGCGAGTTGAGAGCCTCGTACATTTCGTTTAAATGCTCCACCAATACAAAGCCTACCGCCGGGGCGTCGAGATGCCCGTACGTGGTGTTGTTCGTTCTGAAAACAACAAACGTATCACCCGTGTATCCATTCTCATCCCTGCTTACCAGATTTGAAACGTCGTAATACCTAAACGGAAATGGCGCGGATGGGTAGTGGTTGGTTTCATAATCTGCGTGTACGGTGAAGATGCTATGCCCCTCGCCCCACTGCCCGCCGTGATATATCCTACCCCTTATCTGTATATCCTGCCCGCCGTTCTGCGGTGTTGGATTTGTGCTCCCTGCATGGTACGAAATCAATACTTGCGATTCATCGTTCGTGAATGGTTGGGGAAATACGTCCCTATCAACAAACCGCCACCCGTTCGTGCTTGTTATTATCCTGTTGCCGCTTTGGGATATGAAATTAGTATACCCGCCGTTAGTGCCTATAAAAGAGAGTTCCCCGAGAATGATTTTCCTATCCACCCTCTCCGGTAGATGAAGCCACGCGGCTATATTTGTCGACGCATAGCCGATGCCTGCATTGACAAAGAGCCCGGTAGTCGTCCATGCGTGCGGCGGAGCGTTGGTGTTATCCTCGAACCATTCGTCGTATAGTTCGTTGGTATCGGCCAGGGTGTGATTGAGGTAGCTAGATATTATGGTTCCTATTTTGTCCTGCATGGCCTCCGTCATGCCCAGGGGGAGATACCCGCCTCCAAAATTAGTGAACTCGTTTGTGAGAACTTCAGATGTGAAATTGGTACCCATGTTGGTTGTTTGGTAAGTGATCGTGTCTTTATACTCGAAAGCGCTTTGCCCTATGGCGAGGAGCCTTTCGTCGAGGGCTCCTATCAGTTCTGTATATGCGTTCGATATGGCTACTGTGTTCGTCTCGATGACGAGTGTGTTATTTGTTATGGGCATTACGGACCATTGAGCGAGGGATGATTGCCCCATAGCGAGGAAGAGGGCGAATAGCGCTACGCGCTTCATGGCTAGATCTTCACCCACGCCGTTAAGGGGTCGTGCCGGTGATCTAGTGATACCCTCACCCTGTCAGGGTCGGCCACCTTGTAGACGGCCCATAGCACTTTTCTAGCCACGCTCTGCGTCGATGCCGGATATGTGGCTGTAGAGTCGGAGTTAATAGTAGCCGTTCCGCTGCCTATGGTGTGTTCCATGTATACGAAATGAGGCGTATCCACGGCCCCCCCATTGACGGTCACTTCCACTTCTGCAACATTGATAGCCGTGAGGCCCACAGACCAGTACCCCGCGGCAATAGTAATCGTTCCGCTTGCGTGGTCGAAGCTAAGAACGTCGAAAGATGCCGGGTAGCTTATAGCCTGGTCAACCTGTATCCACATACCGCTGTTGTTCTTGCGGATCGTGCCACCGATGATGTTCATGTTGTTGAACAGGTGCGCGATGGTCTCGAAGAACGTGGATAGCTTCCGCCGGTCCCACTTCTTATCGGCAGGCCATTGGTCGTTTAGGAGTCTATGGTCATTGCGTGCCATTACTAGGGCAAGAAGTCGGCATAGTCAACCGTCTCCCACTCCGTGTAGTGCTCCCATACCTGCGTGCGGCGTAGTACGTTGGCGTAACGTGGCTCGGGGTGTATGGAGTCAAGGCTGCACTCGTAAATCTCACTGGGTCCGCCGGCAAGGATGTTGTCCTCGCCCACGCTAAAGGGGATGGTGTCGCCTGGTGTCGTTTCCCCGGTTACGTCCGTGAACGACGTCACGTTTCCGTAGTCGTTGAATCGTTCTATAACATAGTGCTTTCTGCGCTCGAGGTCGGGGCCGTTCTCCCTGTACTCGCTTTGTGGGGTCCATCGTATCAACTGCCAGCCCGCTTGTTTGTCCGCTGTGATTGCCATTATATCGCCCCCGGGGCCGAAGTGTCTTTGACCACTACCACGTGCGTAGGATTGCTGATCGTTCCCAGCTCTGGCTTGCCAGAATTACCCCTCGCAGTAGAGAAGACTTGCCCAAGGCCAACGGACGGCAGCCCCTTACCGGTTGCTGACCTTACTCCGCTACTAGAGAGAACCTTTTTCACTATATCGTTGACTGCACTTTCCGAGCTTACCGATGTTGTAGCGCTCTTTATTCCAAATTCATTAGGCACTGATGGGAAGTGTGTGCCTACTGCATCGGCCTTGCCTGCGGCTAGCTTATTCGCTACGGCCTGTGAATTGGCTATATTGACAGCCTCGTTGATAGACGCCCCCCCGGAAAGGGCCCCTAGGAAGGCGGCTGTTTTCTGTAGATCCGCTTTGAACTTGCCAAATGCGCCCTTGGCCTTTTCCAGTGCGGCGAAAACATTATCCGCCCAGTCCTCTATCTCCCCGCCGTCCCTGAGCTTGACCATCCATTCAATCATGGAGGCAATTTTGTTCTTTCCTACGTCCTGAAATGTATCGCCTATCTGGGCTAGCGTCTGATTTAAATTGTCCTTTAGGGTAGATACAAGGCCGTCGCCCGTCTTGCTCGCCTTATCCATTCCCCCGGCGAACTTCCCAAACTCCCCTGTTAGAACTGCAAATATTTCCTGCGACCCCTTACCCGCCTCGGAGAGCTTGTCCATTTTAAGACGTGCCTCGGCTGACAGGATGCCCATCTCCTGTAGGCGAAGCGCGGCCTCCCCGAATGGCTGCCCCGCCTTTACTGCCGAGAAAGCCCTGCCAAACCAGAAGGCGACATCCTTCATCTCCTGACCCGTCGCGCTCGCTGCATCTCCTACCAGCGTCAGGCTGTCCGTGGCGCCGAGCAATCCCCCCGAGAATACATTTAACTGCCTTGATGCAACGGCTATATCCGAAATCTCGAATGGCGTTTTGGCGCTAAACTCTTTCAGCGCCTTCATGTGATCCTGCGCCTTCTTTAAATCCCCGAAAAGCACCTCAAATTGAGTGGTGAGCGTTTCAAACTCGAAACTCTTTTTGAGAGTTGCCCCCAAGCCGGCAGCCGCTAAAGCGACGCCCGCAAAGGCCGCGCCCATAGTGCGCTTGATGCCCGCAGACGCTACGGAGAATGATCGCCTCATTCCAGCGGCTACCCTCTTGCTTACGCGCCCAAGCCTCCTAATGCCCCTCACGGATGCGTCGATGGCCGCCTTGGTGGCGTTTACTGCCTTTATCCTAAGACTAAGCTCTTCCGTCATTTCCTGGCCTCTATCATCCTAGTGATGGCCTTCATGAGTAGCCCATTGGCTCTAACAGACTCGAGGTGGGGGTCCATTGCGTGGCCTGATCCAGAAGCGCCCCCGGCGGCTTGCGCTTCCGCATCCTTCCTGACCTTGTAGTCCTTTATCAGAGCCTCGCATACGTCGTAAGACGTTTCCCACAGCCAATAGTCTGGCGTTTGGCCGTACTCACTCACTAGCAGGGAAATTATTGGCCCGTAGGATCGGGCGTCGTCATCCTCTCTTTCCTCCGGGCTTTCGGAAGAAAGAGTCGCAAGGGCCGCGGCGAGCTCGTCGTATGTGCAATCTAGGCCAGCAGACCAGGCGAATACCGCCTTACGCGCCTTCCCCTTATCGCCTAGTTCCATCATCTTGTCCGGGTGTCTCCCGAGCGCTATTGCATAAGCTAGGGATAGGGTAGACGCCTCAACGTCGTCAGCAAACCACTTGGCGGCGTAGGTATTGTACCAATGTATTGCACCAATCGTGGGCTTGCATATCTTTAGGCTGCCCGCGTATGCGTGGGGCGTGATTATGGATAACTCGTCCTCCGTCAGCGTGGGATTGGTGACGGCCTCCGCGAGCGTGTGGAGTTCAAGTATGTCCTCGAAATCGTCTACGGGGTCGAAGGCAATGCCGTGGTCAGACTTCGCCCTTTGTAGCGCTTTCTTGGCTAGTGGGCTTAGTTGGGGCATTTTTCTTTCCGCGATTGGGGCCGCACGAGGTCGTGCCATGCGTTACCCGTTTAGGTGTAGTTGCTTCTGATTGATCTTTTTCTTGCTTCGCCATTAGTTTCTCGTGTAGTAGCGATGCGCGCTAATGTTGAACGTGTCAAAATCGGTGTTGGAATCGTTGAGCACTTGCGAATCTATCTTCCAGTTTGTAGTCGTGAGCGTAGGCGTGTTGATGTAATCCGCGGTAACGTCCACTCGTCCATTCTTGTTGGTACCTACAAAGTGCGCGCCGTTCGCGTCGAGTGCGTCTATGTGGTCGATAGCAAAGGTGACTGTCACGCTCGTTGGCGTTGATGTAGCGGAGGCGGAATTGCTCCAGATGTCGGGTACCCCCACGCCACCTGTGACGGCTGGAATCGCCGCGGAAAAGTCGAAAGTAGGTAGGGCCGGGGTCGCTCCGTGTGCCTGGGCGTCGTGATTGTGCCCCGTTACGTTGATGATCGGAAAATCGGTGTTGGAGAATTGCACCGTGATTTCGGTGATCTGCTTTAGGTTCGCAATTACCCCGAAGGTAGATAGAACCACACCGAAGTCAGATACGATGTCTGTGCCGCAAAACTTGAATTCATTGGTGTATTCGTTGCGCGCATTGAAGGCCGCAGACTCGCATCCGGCATTAACATCACCGTTGGCGTCGGGTGTTTGCGCGTAATCGTCAAGGTCCGAATCGCTACTACCCTGCTCTACGAAATTGGCGTGTAGACTAAAAAGGTCGCTTGCCGCCGAAGCTACTACTACGTCTGCCATGAGTTAAACTCCCATTATTGGCTTTCTATTGGCCTATGCTTGAAGGTTAGTATACCTTCGAGGTATTGAAGATCACTTCGAAGTCCCAAGAAAGGCGGAAGCCGGGGGCGACCTGCCCGCCCTTTAGCTCGAGGCCATCGCGTAGAAGCCTTGGCCCGCTCCCCGCCGACGGCCTGAACCATTGCACATTTGATTCATTGCGGATGGGTAGAATGTCCATGATAGCCATAGAAAATTGTTGAGCCATGGCCCGTTCGGTGAAGAAACCCTCTACCCGGGCGCCAAAGATTAGCGTGCATGTCTTGCCGTTGCGTATCATGGCAAGATCGGCGGTTTCGCCGTCCATCTTGAACGAGAATACATTCGGTAGCCCGTCGGGTAGAAACCCGAGGAAGGCGTTTTGCGCGTCCTTATGCCCCGTGGCCTCCAATAGCTCCCTGTAGATGTAGGTTTCGGCCAGGGTCCATGATTCTTTGGTACTCGTTGGCATTATCTAAACTTCCTCGTTGCTTTGCGTATTTCACCGAACCATATATTGCGTATAATTCCCGCCTTCCATGAGTCCCCAATCGCCCTCTCTATGAACTTGTCGTCCGCCTGCGGGCCCTTGGCGACCGTGCCCCTGCCCCTGCGAAACCACTCCTTGCGCTTCTTGTCGTGCATCTTGACGGCATACGTCCCGGCCTGCGAGTTGATCGGGACGTGTATGTCGACGTAGGCCGGGGTGGCCTTGTGGCGTATGGAGTTCTGCAAGCCTCCCGGCGCGGCCTCTTCGCCCCCGCCCTGTGACTTCTTCGGTGAGATAGGCGAGTATGTAGCAGCCAAGTCGGCCACGGTCTTGCCTACGCGGTTGTTTGCCCTAAGAGCCACTTCTCCGCGTAGATCCGCGTCGAGCTTTTTGAGTAGCATCTCTATCCGCCTCAAACCCCTTAGTTCCATTACAATCATAGTCTATGCAAATCCTCTTGATACTGATTCGATTACCGTCCTGCTCGGCCTCGATGTACGTCTCCACGTCGCCCTTGTTGTGCAATATGTGGCGTATTGGCTTCATATTTGGCCTTAGCTTGTAGGCTCAACCTCGCCCGAACCCACGTTATCGTCCTTGAGCTTCGCATCTTTGCGATTGCTGACACGTAGAGCCCCGCCTTTCTCGGTTATGGCAATCCTAGGCTCGGCCTTGTTCTGGATCCGTTCCGCGTAGGCGTTCCACTCCTTATTCGTGGGCTTATCGGGATTGGCGAGCTTGGCCTGCGCCTCTATCTCTTCGGGGAAGGCGTCCGGGTCTACGTAGCGGAGCATACAAACGCAATTAGGATGCCATACCCCCGAGTCGATAGCTTGCTGCTTGGAGGGAAACCGCGTGTCGTTGCCCGTGACGGACACGATTACGCCTCGCCAGTTGGAGCATACGGGGCAGGGATCGCCGCCGCCCTCAATGGTAGCTAAGTCGTTACCGGTGTCGACTATGGCGTCCGCAGAGGCCTCCCTGGCTACTGTAGTGGATACTGTGCGTGTAAGCATGTTGAAATAGTTGGAGTTTTTCCACTTCTTACCGTCTCGAGAGATGAATTGCCAGGAGTTCAAGCCGCCGCCGGCCAGGTTGTCGAACTTGTCGCGGAGCTCGCGGTAGATAGCCGCTTGCGTCATGCCTGATATCGCAGACTTGCGAAACACGTCTAATGTGGCAGATCGTAGCTGCGACACGTCGCCTACGCTCATTCTGGCGGTCTGAGATGCGCCCAGAGTTGGCTTTCTAGCAGTCTGAGATGCGCCTAGCAGCGCTGGGTTGTTCGGGTTTACTATAGACATCCATTCCTGCGCGTGCTCGCGTGAGAACTTCGTGAGGCCCGCTCTTTGGCCTATGTCATTGAACGTCTCTTTGCCTACGGCGTCGCCGGTCCTTACGGCCAATTCATCGGCCCACCTGGATATCTCGCCGTCAAGCTCCTCGTAGATAGAGCCTATGCCGCGGTACATCCTCTCACGTTCGCGCTTGCGTAGGAGCTTGCGTGATTTGGAAAGCGTGGTAATGCGGGATTCTATCGACTCGCGGGCGGCAAGGAGGATCTTCGACATTTCGGCTTGCCCGAACTTGATCTGCCGGGAAAGCGTCGGGAGCGGCTGGTCGGCCATGATTATCCCCTCTGTATCTTGATCTGCCCGTAGTTCCAGCCCATCCAGCGTTGCGCCTCGGGGCCGAATCTGCCTATATCGTTGGTCGGCTCGGTGCCTTCCAAGAGTCCGGGGTACTTAACACCAGTCTGCTCGCCGTTCGATACGGCGTCTGAGTTCTGCAACAGGTAAAGCGCTTGCTCGAATACGGCGTAGTCATGCCGCACTAGGTCAAGGGCTGTGTATGCGCTTACGTCGTCTAAATTGGTGCCGCGTGCCCTCCAGATATTCCTTTCTGCGAGGGCCACAGCAGCGTCGCGGTCTTTGGTCCCGTAGGAGCTCCATATAGCGTGCTTGATGTGCTTTGCCTCTGCAAAGTACCCATCCGCCCCGCTACGTGTAATGGTTCCTAGAGACCAGTCCGCCATTAGTCGTCCTTAGTGCTGGCCTTGGCGGGCTTCTCGGCCTTGACGGCCTTAAACCCGAGCGCTTCGAAGGCTTTCAAGTCGCTCTTCGCGCATTGCCGAACACGTAAACCGTTCACAATCTCGACTTTATCGTTCTGCTTCTCGAGCGTATCGGCGGTGTACTTCTTCCGAGCCGCTATATCAGCCGCCTTCTTCGCGGCCTTCTCTTCTTTCGTTGGCGTTGGTATTGGCATTACTTATCCTTTCTTGGCTAGTTGGGTGCCCCCGAGAGGGAGGGGAGAGAGCCGAGGGCACCCATGCAAGCCGTTATATTACGCTAACAGGTTTGTATTGAGGTTGATGTCTACCAGGATGCCGGCGCGATACACCTTATGCCCCGCAAGAGCGCGGCCTCGGATGTACGTTGCGAACTGATCCACGTCGCGCATAGCTTCGATATCGTCAGGGTCGATCTGTTGACCATAAGCGAAACCGTCGCCAGTTACGCCAGCCATACCGTGTACGGTCGTGCTAACGGTTGTCAGGTTGTTCGAATGAAACACATCGAAGCCTAAGAACCGGCCTACCAGACCGCTATTGCTTACCTGGTCGCCCAGCTCCGTAGCCTTGGCGCCCAAGTGAAGCCGAAGCGCTTGGATACCGATAGATGGCAGAACCATGTATCGCCCTTGCTGTGCGGCGTTCGCGGTGTCGAGCTGTGCGGCTACGGAAGCGAAGAGGCGATTCATTTGTCCGCCGTCCGCTCCTACCTGCCAATCCGTCGAGCCCGTCTCGAAGTTGTTGAGGCCCCACGACGCATGATCCGCAAAGATCGACTCGTCAATAGCGTCCTTCAACTTATGAGCACCACGCGAAGCGTACAAGCCCTGCCAAGCAACTGCCGCCTGCTTCACGTCTTTATCGTGAGCTATGATAGCGAAGTTTTTGTCAATGTTGTACGTGAACGAGGTATCCGTATCGGTCGGGTCGCTGTACGTGATCGCAACGCCTTGCACATAGTCGCTCGTGGTGACTTCACCGGCGCCAACGATATGCATGGTATCGCCCTGATCCGTCTTTACAATGTTACGGTTTCCGACCGCAGCGCCGATAAGCGAATCCTCGAGCAACGCGATAATATCGCTTGCCCATAGTTCTGATTTTATGTTTGCCATTCCCATGATTAATTACTCCTAGTTGTCCGTTTGGCTGATCTCGACCCAATTCAGTGCTGCATTAGCGATAACGGTAATGTTATCATGCTGGGAGAGAACCGCAGCGCTGGAGCCAACAAAGGTAGTCCCGTCTGCAATGGTGATTATGTTAGTGCCTACATTGATTATAATGGCCGTCTGGCCCTTTATCGTTGCGGCTACGAGCGTGTTAGTAGCTACCGTGGTAGCGCTAATCTCGATAAACCCGGTCGTGCCGGATATTGTCAGTGCATCTTCCGTGTCCAGCGACGTTACAGTGGCTACTCGGGGGGAACCTTCTATTACGGAGGTATAATCCTGAGCCAATGCAACGCCTACGAACGTGAGAGAAGCAACTAACAATGATAGGATTGTTTTATTCATTGTGTTATTCCTTGTCTGCGTTTGCCCATATTTCGTCGCGTTGTTTAAGATATTCTTTCGGATTCGTGCGAGCCAGGTTTAGAGCATCCTTCGACTTCGTAGATGTCGCGCCAGTGGTCGCGTCGCCCGTGTGGGCTGTTTGACCTGTGCCGTGTCCACCGTCTGCCGCAATATGCGCCTTGTTAGACTCGCGGATGTTTTCGAGTATCGGAGAAACGATCGAATCGTTTGTGAGCTCGTCGGTATCAACGCCCTCGAGTGCCTTCTTTA